TAGCCATCTTAGGAGGATAATATCATGGCTTTCGCAACTGCTGCGGGTTATGGTAATCTACCAAACGGTAATTTCAGCCCAGTTATCTACAGTAAACAGGTACAACTTGCTTTCCGCAAGGCGTCTATTGTAGAAGCAATCACTAACTCTGATTATTTCGGAGAGATTGCTAACATGGGTGATTCCGTTAAGATTATCAAAGAACCCGAAATTACTGTGAAGTCGTATGCCCGTGGCACGACTATCACACCACAAGACCTTGACGATGAAGACTTTTCATTGACTGTAGATAAAGCGAACTATTTTGCTTTCAAAGTCGATGACATCGAAGAAGCTCATAGTCACATCAACTTCCAAAGTGTAGCATCTGACCGTGCAGCTTATCGTTTGGCTGACCAGTTTGACCAAGACGTTCTTGGTTATATGTCTGGTTTCACTCAATCAGCTATCCACGGCAAGGCTAACACTGCAAACACAACAGTGAACGGCACTAAAGCTGTTTCAACTGCTGGTTCTGACGAACTGCTTACAAGCATGAAGCTTGACGCTTCTGACTTTAACGGCGGTGTGTCTGGTAACTCAATCGTAGTTAAGCCCCGTACAGGTGCTGACTCATTGAACACTACCACAGCTAACGCTACACCTATGCAAGTTATTGCACGGATGTCACGTAAGTTGGACCAACAGAATGTTGATACCAATGGTCGTTGGTTGGTTCTAGATCCTGTATTTGCTGAACTCTTGAAAGATGAAGACTCACGTCTTTTGAACGCAGACTTCGGTGGTTCAGGTTTACAGAACGGCTTGATCTTCAACAACATTCACGGCTTCAAAGTCTATATGTCTAACAATCTGCCAGAAGTAGGTGATGGTCCAACCTCAACTACATCTACAGGTTCAACTCACTACGGTGTGTTGGTAGCTGGACATTCGACTGCTGCAGCTACTGCTGAGCAGATCAACAAGACTGAGACTTACCGTGATCCAGATTCATTTGCTGACATTGTACGTGGTATGCACCTTTACGGGCGCAAAATTCTACGTCCAGAAGCGTTGGTTAATGCAATCTACACATCTGGTCTATAAGGGAGGAGTGAGATATGGCACTTGGTGATAACACACTTCGTTCTGCGGCTGGAAACTCTCAGCGTGGACGTAACCCTTTCATGGTTCAAACTACCTTGAACTGGGCTACAGCTTTGTCAGACAAAGGCGGTGCTCTTGCAGCGGCTGATGTCATTCCTGTCATTGCTGTACCAAAAGGTACGATGATCTTGAACGCAGGTATTGAAGTTGACACTGCTACTGACGGTTCTACTTTTACAGTAGACTTAGGTACAGGTGTTGACCCTGACGTGTTTGTTGATGGTTTTGACGCCACTTCAGCGGCTGCTGTTGTTGCACAGAACCCTGCAGTATATCAGCCAGTAATGGCTGTTGCAGATGACAACATTGACGTAACTATTGCTACACTTTCAGGTGGCGCAGTTACTTCAGGTAAGTTCCGTGTATGGGCTGTCTTGATGGATTGCACAGACATGGGTGACACTGCTGCTGATGAAGTAGCTCGTGACGCACTTGCATAAGTAAGACTTCTTTGGGGCTGCTTTCGGGTGGCCCCTTACTCATATCTAAAGGATCTAAAACATGGCTATTACAACAGCAATGTGTACAAGTTTCAAGTCAGAGCTACTTGGTGGTGTCCATGATTTAGACACTGATAGCATTAAGCTTGCTTTGATTAAGGCTTCACCTAGTGGCACATATGATGCAACTACAACTAATTACAGTGACGTGACAGGTAACTCTGATGAGGCATCTGGTACGAACTACACTGCTGGTGGTAACGTACTTGATAGTGCGACTATTTCAGTAAGTGGAACAACAGCTATTGTAGACTTTGCAGATGAAACGTTTGCAGACGTAACTACTTCAGCGGATGGATGTATTATTTATAATGCAGGTCAAGCAAATAAAGCTATTGCAGTAATTGACTTTGGTGGTACAGTAAGTGCTACTGCAGGTGATTTAACTATTGAGTTCCCTGCTGCAGGAGCAAGCACAGCAATCATTCGTATTGCTTAAAGGATAAACTATGGCTTTTATCGCCACCTCTGCACGTTACGGCACTGGTAGATACGGTGTAGCAGAGTATGGCGTAATAAACATCTCAGCAAGCCTAACAGGTGTAGCTGGTACAACAGCGTTAGAACCTGTAAGTGCTGGTGGCTTTGAGATAGATGTTACGGAGCGTATTACTGATAGTACTCTTGGTAGTACTGCTCTAGGTACGATACAAGTTAATACTGCTGCTGGTCTTACGGGTGTAGTAGGTACTGGTGCAGTAGGAGCCTTAGAGCACAGCAACACAGTTACACTTACAGGTGTTGCAGGTACAGGCCAAGTAAATACAGTAGAAGAGAAACCTACTGAAGTACTTGAGAGTGTAAGCGCTACAGGTCAAGTAAACACAGTACAACCTAACACTGCTGCAGGTTTAACTGGTGTAAGTGCAACTGGTGCAGTAGGCACTGTAGTAGAGAATACATCTGAGGCTATAGCTTCTGTATCAGCTACAGGTCAAGTAGGTACAGTAGGTGTTGGTAATACTGCAACACTAACAGGCGTTGTAGGTACTACTGCATTAGGTCAAATAGAGTACGGCTCTGAAGTATACCCTACAGGTGTAAGTGGTACAGGTCAGGCAGGTACAATAACAGCTACAGGTATTATATTTGACTTTGATGCCTTTAAAGAACAGTACAGCAGACGTAGAACTATTTATATAGCGAGGGCTGCATAAATGTCTACATCAGCAGAGAGAACAGCCAGAGTACCTCAAGAGAATAGATTAATATTTATTGAACGTGGTACTACAACAAAAGATAGAACGGTGCGTATTCCCCAGCAGATAAGAATAGTTTTTATAGAAAGACAATCTACTGCAGCGGAACGTACTGTATTTGCAACTGAGGATTAAGCATGAGCTTTAGATGGCCTAATAAAGATCCAGATGAAACGTTAGACTATAGTGTAGACTGGTCACGTTTCTTAGGTAGTGCAACTATAGCGAGTGTTGTTTGGTCAGTTAAGACTACATCGTACACTACAAAGACTACCTTAGCTGCAGGTCAAGATTTAAATACTGCATCAGGTGGTGCAAGTACAGATACTATTCAGAATACTGCACAGTCTAATACAAGTACTGTAGCTACAATTAATATAGCTGGTGGTACAAATAATGAAGAGTATACTTTCTTTTGTACTATGACTGACAGTACAGGCAGTATTGCTGAAAGAAGTATTAAGCTTCGGGTAAGGGAACGCTAATATGGCATATGACTTTTTAGGTTTAGTAAATGATGTCAATAAGCGTTTGAATGAAGTTGAACTTACAAGTGATAACTTTGGTAACGCTATAGGTTTTTATAGTGCAGCTAAAGACAGTGTAAATGCAGCTATACGTTATATTAACCAGCACGAGTTTGAGTGGCCCTTTAACCACGTAGAACAAGAAGATACACTTACTGCAGGTGAAACACGTTACGCATTTCCTAATGATATGAAAGTACCTGACATGGATAGCTTTCGTATTAAGCGTAACTCTACATTTAATAACCAAACAGAAAAACTAAAAATACTTTCTTACGAAGAATACCTTGACAAGTTTATTGATAATGAGTATAATACAAGTGATACTATAAGAGGTTTGCCTAAGAGTATATTTCGTACACCTAACATGGAGTATGGCGTAGTACCACCCCCAGATAACGCATATGAGTTAGTGTACGAGTATTATAGATTACCTGTAGACTTAATTAATGCAACTGATGTACCTAGCGTACCTGAACAGTTTCGTTACGTTATAGCTGATGGGTCTATGTATTATGCTTATCTGTTTAGAGGTAATACTCAGGATGCAAATATACAACAACAAAAGTTTGAAGCTGGTATAAAGAATATGCGTACACTTTATATTAATCGTTATGACTACTTGAGGGATACACGTATTCACCGCACTACACATTACTCTAATGCAACGAGAGTTAGTTAAATATGCCTACACAATGGCAGACATATCCTGTCGAGTTTAAGGGTGGTTTAATAACCAATGCAAGCCCTTTACAGCAAGGTATTAACTCTCCTGGCTCTGCTCGTATTTTGCGTAACTTTGAACCATCCATTGAGGGTGGCTACAGACGCATAGAGGGATTTACTAAGTTTGACTCTACTACAGTACCACCCTACGGTATGCCTAAAGTACAAGGTAGTGGTCAGTCAGGTACTACATTAAACATAGCTAACATTAATACTGAACCACAGGACGGTGATACATTAACGATAGCGGGTGTAACGGGTACATACACTATTGCTACATCAGGTGTAACATTTAGTGCAGCTAATAACTCAGCTACCATTACGCTTACTACATCACTAGATAGCTCACCTGCTGATCAAGCTGCAATTACTTTTAGTAACACTTCTGATGTTATAGAGGGTTTGTACTACTTTAACCAGAACGCTATAGCTTATCGTAATGGTGATATATTTAAGTCTACTGGATCAGGTTGGACACAAATAAATGTACCTTCATACGGAACTGTATTAGTTAATGGTGGAAGTCAAACTGGTACAAGCTTAATAGTAGATGGACTTACAGGTACACCACAGGCAGGTGATACATTTACTGTAGCTGGTATTGAGAAAGTCTACACTGTTACGTCAGACGCTACAGTAACCTCTGGTGGTGCTACTCTAGCAATTAACCCTGCTTTAGCTTCTAGTCCTGCTGATAATGCAGCTATTACGTTCTTAGCTACAGAAAGAGCAC